TCGTTCAGTGGCGTGACGTACTCGCCCAGTACAATGGCCACTGTGCCTACTGTGGCAAGAAAGTCAAGCTGACGCTAGATCACATCATCCCTCTATCCCGGGGTGGCAAGCACTCAAAGGACAATGTGGTTCCTGCATGTTCTCACTGCAACAGCTCGAAGGGTACCAAGACCCCTGAAGAACGGTTTGGATTGGGAGTAGCGTCATAACCACTAGACCGTAGTACGATAAGGAGCACGACCGCGGTGCGCAGAGAAAAAACCGGCTAGAGAAAAGCGCTGTGTTCGTACCACTGAAACGAAGGGCTAGTGCAAGCTGGCGGTTGGCGCCAGAAAGGGACCAGCTATGGAGAGAGCAAGAGAAGACGTAATTGCAGCACTTGCAGCCAGAGGATATGAGAGCGCCCGAGCACTCAAAGAGCTCTGTTGGGAAGTCTGCGGGGATCGCGAAGGCATCATACACGTGTTGCCAGACATTATTCACCAACTGGGCGTCCGAAACACTGTGGTGTTCATTCGTTCCGACGACGGCCGCCGCTGTATGGTTCACATCCTTAGTGGGGTCATCGACAGCATTGAAGACCTGGAACCGGTTCGTCGTGCGCATCCGCGCCCCATCAGACCGCGTGAACCCAGGCATGGCTACTATGGCGTGGCACAGACAGCCAGCGGGAAGTGGCGTGGAGCACTCTGTGTCACGGATCCACAGACGGGAGAGAAGCACACGATCTTCAGCCACGTGACGGCCAGTCCGGAAGCCGCCGCCCGTGAACATGACCGCCTGGCTCGCGTTTATGCACAGCTGGGGCAGGTTGGCGGGCGCGTGCACCTGAACTTCGCGTGTAATACTCGCTGACATTTGGGGGGTGCGCCACTTGACCATACATTAAGCGTGTAGTGCCAGAGACCTTGGATGTCTGGCGATCAGAGACCTTGGAGGCAAGACCTTGGAAGAGCGCACGTCTGACAGGATGTGTCTGGCGGGATATGTAAGAGCGTTCCGTCAGCTGTCATACTCTCTTTCCAACGTGACACCTCCTGTGTCGAGTAGCGGTTCGGCCGGTTCCTGGTCCGCGCTCGTGCAGGAGGCGTCACCATGTTAGTCCTCCCTGTCGTTTGTCAAATTCGGGGTAAAACTGGCACAAGATTTGTCGCTCAATGTTCGCCTTCCGCACAAACGGCCCGCATAGATAGCGGTTTGCGGAGTTCAGTATGACTTCGCGGCAGAAATGTTTACGCGCCCCAAAAGAAAAGCCCATGGAAAGCGACGAGCAGGCGACGTTGGACGCCCGCAAACCGAGATTTGCGTCTGTGGATAACTCAGGCAAGAATGGAGCACATATCTGGGCGCCGACTATGGCACCCATCCCGGATCCGACACAAGTGACCGTCACGATGGCTGACTATCTCAAACTTGGCGACGAATGCAATATATGGCGCCGCCGTGCCCTGGATGCCGAAGCACGCAATGGACATACGGGCGATATCCTGGGTGAAGGTCCATTCCGGGCACCGAAAGGGAAGAATGCGCACTCCGGGTTGGGGATAGGCTGACATGGTCGATCGCATGAGCGCAGGGTCGCTTCCTCCAATCCTCCTTCACGGCCCTGCGCTGATGTCACCGCTCATGCCCGAGTCCAGGCAGACGCATGTGGCGACTCTCCGCTACGGTCGCGTTCGACTCACGACCTCGGGCCTCATGGGGCTGACTATCCGAGACGCTGCCGACCGGGCTTTGCCCTCGGCGGACGCAGGTGCAAATCCTGCCTGCCCCTACCTAATGGAACGTCATATGGAACTGGACACAGCAATCAGCCAGGGTGCTGATGCGGGTGCGACTCCCGTAGGTTCCTACAACTTCACTGAGAGCGGGATCAAACGTGCTGCCTTAAGCACCAAGTCGGGCAACGTTCCCGTGCAGCCCCCGCTCTCACCTATGGTGCCAGTATGACCCTCTCTACCATGTCATTCATTGTCACTGGACATGACAAGATCACTCACCACGTCGTTCATGTGCGTGTCGTGATGACACCCAAGGACAGACAGAAGGGCGAAAGCATATTGGACATTCGATACAAGGTCAGAGCCAAGACCCTGAGCCCGATCATTTACTGGTTCATGGTCAGGATCCTCAAGTACAAGACGATGGGTGCCAAGTGACATGCCCTATGCGGCTAAGCGCTACTGCAATCGCACCGGGTGTCATCAGTTCGCTATTCCTGGATCATCGTACTGTGCCGAGCATCAACAGACAACAGCCCATGACTATGACGCAGCAAGACGCAATGAGGCTGAGCATCTCTTGTACAAGACAGCGCAATGGTCAGCAGTACGTAGACACTACCTTGATGCGCACCCCCTATGTGAAGAGTGCGAGAAGGCAGGACGCGTGACAGCAGCAACAATGGTACATCATCGTGTACCCATACGTGATGATCCAGGGTTGGCATTCAATGAGAGCAATCTTGAGTCATTGTGTGCGTCTTGCCATAACGAACTGCACCCAAGCAAGGGCGGACAGCATGATGACTGAGTACACAGTGTTGATGCATGGGGTATGCCAGTCAAAAACCCACAGCTATTCACGCGTCAGGCCGGCGGGGGGACACGCGCATGCTTGTGCGAAAGTCATGCCCCTGGGGGCCTTGTAGTGTCCCGCACTGGCAGACCTCGCAAGCCGGACGCCCTCAAGCGTCTCGAAGGCAATCCTGGTCATCGTCCTCTGAACCATGACGAGCCGAAGTTCGACGCTGTTATTTCCTGTCCTGCCTGGCTAACAGTGGGCGCAAAGACAGAATGGAGACGAATCTGTAAGGAACTCAAGGCTGTACCTGGCCTTCTGATGACAACAGACCGCGCTGTCTTGGCGTCGTACTGTCAGTACTATGCCGGTTGGCATGAGGCCGAGGTACATCTAGCGAAGTTCGGTAAGACCGTGATCATCAATGGACAGCATGGCTACTGTGCCGAGCAAGCCTCTGCCTGGGTCGGTATCAGCAAGGTTTGTCACGATGACATGATGAAGTCTGCGCGCGAGATGGGCTTCACGCCTGCTGCTCGTTCTGGCGTCAAGGTCCAGCAGCCGAGCAAGCCGACGCAGGATCTATTAACGCCTCCGAAATCCTTACCGCCGAGGAAAGTATGATCACGAATGACCTGAAACGTATCGATCCGAAGCGATATTACTTCGACGAAGAGTCAGCCGACTACGCTGTCCGCTTCTTTTCCCTGCTCCGTCAGTACCAAGGTGAGTGGGCGGGAAAGCCCTTCGTTCTCCAGGACTGGCAGGCATACATTGTTCGCCAGCTCTTTGGCTGGAAGCGTCTTGCGGATGGGCTCCGCATGTACCGCAAGGCCTACATTGAGGTCCCGCGCAAGAACGGGAAGTCAACACTCTGCGCTGGTCTTGCCCTTCTCCTTGCCTTTGCCGATGGTGAGCCAGGCGCCCAAGTCTACACCTTAGCGAATGATAGGGAACAGGCGCATATCGTCTTTGACTGCGCCAAGATCATGGCTGAGACCTCGTCAGTGCTCGCGGACAAGATCATCACTCTGAAGACGTCGATCGTTCAGGAGAGCAGCCATTCTGTTCTGCGCTCCTTGAGCTCCGAGGCCAAGACGAAGGCCGGGTACAATATCAGCGGCACGGTCATCGACGAGCTCTATGCCTTCGACGATCCGGAGCTGGTCGACCTGGTCATGACGGCAACGGGCGCGCGCAAGCAGCCGCTCATCATTGAGATCACAACGGCAGGATATGACCAAGAGTCCATCTGTTACCAGACCTACGAGTACGCCAAGAATGTGGCCGCCGGAATGATGGAAGACCCGACATTCTTTACTGTCATCTATGAGGCGGAACCGAAAGACGACTGGACGGATCCGAAGGTATGGCGCAAGGTGAATCCCTCCCTGGGCGTCACAGTCCCTGAGTGGTACCTCGAGAGCGAGTGCCATGAAGCCATCAATGTCCCCGCAAAGCAGAACGCCTTCCGCCGATTGTTCCTGAACACTTGGACCCAGCAGAGCGAGCGCTGGCTCGACATGTCCTTCTACGACAAGTGTGTCACGAATGAGCCGTTCTCGACTGCCGGACGCGTGGGCTTTGTGGGCCTCGACCTTGCCCGTACCATCGACTTGGTAGGATGCGTCGAATTGTGGGCGCCCCTCAAGCCTGATGGTCAGTGGAACATCGTGCCCATGGCGTTCATCCCCGGTGACAACCTGGCTGCCCGGTCACGTACCGATCACGTACCCTATGACCTATGGGAAAAAAAGGCTTCATCCAGCTGACA